GTATCTAACCTTGTCGATGCAGCTCCGGGTGCTTTGGATACCCTTAATGAACTTGCTGCCGCAATCAATGATGATGCAAACTTCTCAACCACGGTAACTAACAGTATTGCTACCAAGGTTGCCAAGGCTGGCGATTCAATGACCGGTGCCTTGTCAATGGGTAATAACAAGATTACCGATCTTGGAACACCATCAGCATCTACTGATGCTGTGCCTAAGTCTTACATCGATACAGTATTCGGATCTACTTCTTCAGCAGCTACCTCGGCTACATCTGCCGCTAACTCTGCTACAGCCGCTGCATCCTCTGCGACAGCAGCAGCCACGAGTGCATCCTCTGCTTCAACCTCAGCATCTTCAGCCGCTACATCAGCTTCATCTGCGGCTACCTCTGCTACTTCAGCAGCCAATAGTTATACCTCGATTACAGGTCTAACTGGTGCCGGCATTGTCCGTGATATGGGATCTATTACTGAGTCTGATACGACTACAACTACCTATATCAATATAGCAACGATTGCATCCAATGCATCTACATCCGCTGCTAGTGCAGCGACATCTGCAACATCGGCTGCAACGAGTGCTTCCTCAGCTTCTACTTCAGCATCATCTGCTGCAACATCGGCTTCTAGTGCAAGCACCTCTGCTTCATCTGCTGCCACTTCAGCATCGTCAGCAGCTACATCTGCTACCTCTGCTGCCAACTCAGCAGCAGCCGCTGCTAGTGCAATCCAAGCGGTTATCTTTGATGCTAAGGGTGATCTGATTGTTGCATCTGGTGCAGATACGGCAGCCAGACTTGCTGTGGGTGCAGATGGATATCTGCTTACAGCTTCTTCTACCGCCACTAATGGAGTTACTTGGGCAGCGGCTCCAGTAAGTCTTCCAAGCCAGACTGGTAACGGTGGTAAATATCTAACAACAGATGGATCAACAGCATCATGGGCAACCATTACTACCGATCCATTGACTGATATCTTTATGATGATGGGAGCATAAGAATGCCAGCATTCGCAATCCAACTGCGTAGGGGAACAACAGCCCAACACGCATCATTTACAGGTTTAGTCGGTGAAGTAACAGTCGACACCGACAAAGACACACTCGTAGTACACGATGGTGTCACGGCTGGAGGATATCCTTTAGCCAAAGCATCCGAAGCAGGTAGCGGCGGATTAGATCCATTCCTTCTGATGGGAGCATAACAAATGGCATATAAGGTACTTGGTCGCAAGGCTGCGGCCGCAACGACAGAAGAGGAACTTTATACTGTTCCATCTTCCTCAGCAGCGGTGGTTTCATCCATCGTCATTGCTAATCGATCAGCATCTACTCGTACTTATCGTTTGGCTGTAAAGCCAACATCTGGAACTACGATTGCTGATGAACACTATATTGCATATGATGTAACAATCGCTGCAAATGATTCAGTAGCACTTACTTTAGGTATTACCCTTGCTGCTGGAAACTCTATTCGATCATATGCATCTGCTGCATCTTCTTTAACATTTACAGCTTTTGGTTCTGAACTTTCTGCTTAGTTCTTGAGAGGCATTTACTTATGGCGATTTCAAAGGCATCTACATCTATATTCTCTAAAGGTATGGAAAAGCTCAATACACTTAGCGATGTAACACCTACTGTTGAATACCTTGTTGTTGCTGGCGGTGGAGCAGGTGGACAAGATGATGGTGGAGGTGGAGGTGCTGGTGGATTTAGAACTGCTACTGGTTACGCAATAACACCGGGTTCATCAATAACCGTAACAGTTGGTGGTGGTGGAACTGGGGGTAGTAGTTCTCCAACATCCGGAAACAATAGTGTTTTTGGAACCATTACATCTACTGGTGGTGGTAGGGGTGGTGGCACACTTGCTGCTGCATCAGGTGGTTCAGGTGGTGGTGGCTACTACGCAAGTAGTGCATCAGGTGCTGCTGGTAATGCTGGCTCTTATTCACCAGTAGAAGGTTATGCTGGTGGAAACTCTAATGGTTCAGCCCCTTATGCTTGTGGCGGTGGTGGTGGTGCTGCCGAAGCAGGAAGCAATGGATGTGCTGCTGGTGACTCGTTTGGTGGCAACGGTGGTTCAGGTCGCCCATCAGACATAACTGGAACTAATACATTTTACGCAGGTGGTGGTGGCGGTTCTATTGCTGCTTATGGAACTGGCTGTAAAGGTGGATTAGGTGGTGGTGGTAACGGCGGTTATGACGGTAGTATGCCGGGAACTTCTGGAACTACTAACACCGGTGGTGGTGGTGGTGGTGCTTCGGGTATTGGTGGTAATGGTGGCGGTAATGGTGGAAGCGGTATTGTTGTAATCAGATATCCAGATAGATATAGAACTGCTGCTTCATATACAGGTTCACCTACTATAACCGTTGCAAATGGTTGGCGTGTATACAAATGGACTGGCGATGGGAGCGTAACCTTTTAATGAGTATTCGTAGATTATCTAATACATCCATTGCTGGATCTCGATCATCTGGAACTGAAGCTAATAAGACATCATTTACTATTGATGCACTCATTGTGGGTGGCGGTGGTGCTGGTGGTTCAGGTAGTTATGGTTACACTAGCGGTGGCGGTGGTGGTGCAGGTACTGTTCTTATTGGAACACGAACCGTTTACAAAGGCAATACATACTCTATAACCGTAGGTGGTGGCGGAACTTACCAAAACAATAGATATCCTACTGGTTCAGATGGAAACAATACTTTATTTGATAACATAACTGCTTATGGTGGCGGTGGTGGTGGACATGGTATAGACCCCTATGGTACTAATGGGTCTGCTTATGATCCATCAAACCAAAATGCTGGTCGCCCCGGTGGTTCATCAGGTGGTGGTGCTGGTTGGGGTGGTGGAACTTATACAAATCCTGACTCACGCAAACTGACTGTAACTGGATTTACTTCTTACGCCAATAAAGGTGGAACTGGCAATGGAGGAAGCTCTGCTGGCGGAGGTGGAGGAGGAGCTGGTGCTGCTGGAACTAATGGTAATGGAACTACTGCACAAGGCCCCGGCGGTGATGGAGTAAGTTCATCTATTACTGGTACATCTACTTATTATGGTGGCGGTGGTGGTGCTGGTGGTTACTCTGGTGGTGCAACTGCTGGTGCTGCTGGTGGTCAAGGTGGTGGTGCTTCGGGTGGAAGCGGTGCATCATCTACTTTAGCCAATCAAGAAGGCAATCATGCAACCGCCAATACAGGTGGCGGTGGTGGTGGTAACGGTACTTATTACACCACAACAGGAATAACCTTTATTAGAGGTGGTAATGGTGGAAGTGGTGTAGTTATTCTTAGTTCACCGATAGCTGCTGCTTCATACACAGGCTCACCTACTGTTACAACTTCAGGCAATAATACAATCTATAAGTTTACAGGCGATGGAACAATCACCTTCTAAGGAGAAAACAAATGGCACATTTCGCAAAGCTTGACGAAAACAACATCGTACTTGCTGTTCATGTAGTCAACAACGATGTCGTTACCATTGACGGTGTTGAGTCAGAGCAAGCAGGTATTGACTTCTTAACCGAACTACATGGTCATGCTTCATGGAAACAAACATCATATAACGGTTCATTTAGAAAAAACTATGCAGGACAAGGAATGATATACGATGCATCTCGTGATGCATTCATAGAGTCAAAACCATTTCCATCATGGATTCTTAATGAAATAACTTGTCGATGGGAAGCACCAGTTGCATTTCCATCAGATGGCAAGCGTTATACATGGGATGAAACAACAATATCTTGGATTGAACGAGTTTAATCAATCTCGAAACAGGGGCAGTTTAGAGAGTGTCCTCGCCCAATGTCGTAAGGGAGAACTCTCACCTATTTTTTAAGCCAAGGAGTCAGGTGTGGTAATCAAGGTATCTAAGTCGCCAGACATTACAGAGACAGTTGTTTATGACCTCACCGGTCGTACATCTCAGTATTACGATCCAGATACTTATGCCTTTGATGTAGCTGTAGGTGGTTTACCATTCCTCTACAACATCACAGATGCAATCCCATACCGTAGATCGACTGCCCGATGGAAGTATGAGCGTGTTGACCAAGCCAGAGAGCCGGGTGAGCAGACCCTTGACTCAGGTCTTTGGGTTCGATCTCAGACATCGTGGCACCTTGGTGCAGGTATTGAGTTCCAAGAAGCCCTCGAGGGTAATCCTGATCTTCTTCGCTTCCGTTACTACACATCTACAGGTATCAACCCATGGAACATTGGTGAACTATCCCTTCTTAAGGACACATCAAAACTTTACAATGTAACCTCTACATCTACTACTGCTAGAACTATTGCTTTATCTGCAACTCTTAATGGAACAGATAATGTTATTGCAGTCAACTGCACAGCAACATCAACATCTTCATCTGCGGTTCGTGTATCTAAGGTTACCTCTGCTGGTACTGCAACCACAGTTCTAACTGGTGCAAACATATCTGCTGAAATCTTGGCGGCTGAAACAGATGGATCCTCTCTCTATCTTGCTACTGCTGACTATATCTACGACATCGATCTAACTGCCGGTAGCCCAACGCTTCACTCTCACTATCACATTGCATCTATTGCATCAGCTTCTGCTGTTACATTGAAGTATGTTAAGAACCGAGTGCTTGCTGGTATCACCTTTGCTTCAGGATCAACCATTGCCGGTGTCTATGAACTGCCGTTCTCTGGAGGTCATGCTGGTGCTGCATCAAATCTTTCATCTATCACAGCCATTGCTAATACCACTACGGTACCAATAGGTTGGAAGTGGACAGGCATAGCAGATGGTAGAGGTGCCATCTATCTATCTGGATATGCCGGTGATAAGTCTGCAATCTTCAAAGTTCAACCCGATGCAACTACAGGTAACTTAGGAGCTGCTATCTCAGTAGCAGATATCCCATTGGGTGAAACTGTTAGAACTTTATTTGGTTATCTTGGAACTTACCTTGCAATCGGAACATCTCGTGGTGTTCGTATTGCCGCCATTGCTGATGATGCAACTATCGTCTATGGCCCTATCATTTTTCAAACAGATAATCCTGTGATCTCTTTTGCAGCTCGTGATGCTTATATCTGGGCTGGAGTTAAGGCTGGTGTAGGTGGTGCTTCTGGCACCTACCGAATCTATCTTGGACAACTATTAGATGACGGTGGCTATCCATATGCCACCGATATCTATGCTGCTGGTACTACCGGATCGGTAGACAATATGGGATTCTTCCCAACAACTGGTCAGTTATTCTTTTCGATTACCGCAAGCGGTATCTGGATTGAACACGCTACCCAGTTGGTATCTGAAGGAACTATCCAAACTGCAATCGTTAACTGGGGTACTCTCGAGAAGAAAGCATGGAAGCGTGTTCGTATCGAGACCGATACCCTTGAAGGAAAGATAGAAGTCTACGCTGATGCCATTGAGGGAAGATCACAGATTGTTACCTTGACTGAAGCCAACGAATACAACACAGACTTTGATCTATCGGCGGCTTATCTAACGCCACAAGTCAACGGACAGTTGACATTCTCTCTTTATCGTAAATCTACAGATGTGACAAAGGGTGCAATCCTTAAAGGTTATGCCATCAAGGCTATCCCTTCACCTACTAGATCTCGTCTGATCCAGATGCCTTTAATGTGTTATGACTTCGAAACCGATCGAAGAGGTGTTCGATTCGGTGTTGAAGATGGAGCAAAGATCCGTATCGCAGCCCTTGAATCTCTTGAGTCAAGTGGCTCTACCGTTCTCGTACAGGATTTCACCTCTGGTGAAAACTTCGATGCAGTCATCGAAGAAATCGCATTCACTCGCATGACTCCGCCATCTCAGAATAATGAGAACTTTGGAGGAATCATCACTATCACAATGAGAACGGTTGTCTAATGAACTACTTGGACTGGGCTGGCCTTGCGGTCGCCGTAACAACAATCGTCACCGCATTTGCTGGTGCAATCCGATGGTTAGTAAAACACTACCTAGCAGAACTGAAGCCAAATGGTGGATCAAGTATCCGAGATAAAGTCGATAGGCTCGAAGCAAAGGTTGATAAACTATACGAGTTTCTGATTCAGAAATGAGTTACCCAAACTGGTTTGCCAGTTATGCAGTAGCTTACTTCGACAAACACTTAGCAAGATTTAAGGATCAAGAGAACTTACACTTCCTCCAGATTGGTGCATTCACCGGGGATGCCAGCCTTTGGCTGGTTCAAAACATTCTTACTGGTAAGGGATCAGTCCTTGTCGATGTAGATACTTGGCAGGGATCTGACGAGGAAGCACATCACCAGATGGATTTCTCAGATGTCGAGAAGACTTACGACTGGAAGTTGAAAGATTACCCACGAGTAATAAAGGTCAAGCAGACCAGCCTTGAGTATATGACCACATCCGATGAGACTGAGGTCTATGACTTCATCTATATCGATGGTGACCATACAGCTCAGGCAGTCTGGCACGATGCCAGCCTTGGCTGGAAGGCCCTTAAAAAGGGCGGAATCATGGCCTTTGATGATTACCTATGGGGAGAGGGTTTGCCCTTTGAGAAGCGGCCACAGCCAGCCATAGACCTATTTCTGACCCTGCTTAAGGATCAGATTGAACTACTAGATTCAGGATCCCAAATATGGATAAGGAAGCGATGAATGAAACCTGTTGCAAAGACAGCGACACCTGCTGCCAAATCGTTGTTGAAGGAAGCCACCAAGCGGTGGCCAAAGAGGGCGAAAGCCAGCGATGGATTACTCCCTTCGGCTGCACATCTTGCGGCCAGTCCTAACTCAGACCACAACACAGGACACGCAGTAGATCTGACTCACGATCCAAAGTCAGGAGTAGACTGTCACGAACTATTTCAAAAGTTCAAAGAGGATAAGAGGGTTGCCTACTTGATCTTTGATAGCAAGATCTGGTCTCGTGCCAGAGCAAGCGAGGGTGACCGCCGGTATACCGGATCGAACCCACACTCAAAACACCTTCATGTTTCGATTGATCCGAAGCATGACAAGGACACCAGCACTTGGTTCCCTTGGCTCAACAAGAAGGTGTTCTCCTCGCCAGATGCAGTCATTGCAAATCTGAAGAGTAAGAACCCACAAAAATCTGAAGTACCGAGTCCAAAGGAGGACTAATGAAAATCTCATTTACAAAAAACCCAGCCGCTTGGGCTGGTTTGATTCAAGCAGTAGTTGCACTTATTGCAACTTACAAAGCAATCCCTACCGAGGCAATCCTTGGTATTATCGCAGCAGCGACAGGACTTTCATTCCATGCACAACGCATTGAGAATCAAAAGACTGAAGCAGCTCTCTGGACTGATCCAGAAGAGATCGACAACTAAATACTGGTAGTACAAGAGATGGGCCACCTTCGGGTGGCCCTCTTTTTTTGTGCCTAAAAACTACACCGGTAGGAGAGCTTTAAGAAATGCCCCCCTACCCCCCATAAAAAACTTATGGTTGGTTAGGTGCTACACCGTATAGTGTCGCCTTGAAGTTTCTGCCCCACCCCCGAAGGGGTAGGCAAACAATACCACGACACACCGAAATCCCACACTTTGTCAGACCCTTGTGCCACACTTATTCCATGAGTGAAAAACTTGTCGAGGTCGACAACATCTATGCTCAGATGTCTGAGTTGTCGGAGACTTCGTTCCGCCCACATCCTTGGGTCATGGGATTTTCCTATGGCAGAGATGGTGGGATATCCGTCTGGTGGGATCATGCGTATGAATCAAGCAAGTATCTATTAGCAAAGCTCGATCTTGTTGATTGGTTCCATGAGGGCTTCCTTGTTGCAGATCGAATGGTTAGCCTTGTACCACTACCCGAAGAGAAAAACTTAATACTGCCGGGAACTATGTTGGTTTGGAGACCTATTGATGGTGAAGCCAAGATCTCTAAACTTGTAGAGGATTACATTAAGGGATATCAGAATGTTACTTAAAGATTTCTACATCGATAAGTTCTGCAAGAAGATTAAAGAAGCAGAACCATTAGCTGATTCTGAATACAAACAAGGATTAGTTGATGGACTTGAATATGCAATAGGTGTTCTACAAAAAGAAAGGTCGCAGGATGGGCAAACCCAAGAAGGGAAAGAGTAGCGGTGTTAGAAATACGAACAGGCGAAACGGTAAAGCCTTCAAGAAAAATCCAAGAAAGCCAAAATCTAAAGGCAATCGGATTGCTGGCAGGTCTCCTGCGAATCACGCAAAGCGAGAAGCGTGGAAGAAGTGGAAGGCAACTCTTCCAGAAGGTACTGAAGTTCCGCATTGGAAGGAGTGGAAAGTAGATGCCGCATAGTAAGAATGAGACACTAACTATTGGTTGGTGTGACAATGGTTTGACTGATGGAAAGTTTACTGAAGGTATTCTGTATTCAACTATTGGACTTCCAAAGTTTGGAATCTTTGTTAACAATGCAGTTCGTGTTCAAGGTAATCAGATTGCTAGACAGCGTATGGATCTTCTCGAGCTGTGGTTCGATCAAGTGAAAACTGACTGGCTACTCTGGGTAGATTCCGATGTCGTCTTAACTGCTGAGATTGTAAAGAAACTCTGGGATGCTGCCGACAAGATGGCACGACCTGTCGTATGTGGGGTGTACTTTGTATCCAAGGCAATGGAAGGAACCTTGATGCAACCGATGCCAGCATTGTTTATGGATCATCCTACTGATGAGTATCTGATGAACTTCATCCATCCATTGCCGTATAATGAGATCATTCAAGTTGATAGTGCAGGTATGGGATTAGTTCTAATGCACAAGTCAGTAGTTCCAGTACTTCGAAAGAAGTTTCCGGATCAATCATTCTTTGCCGAGAAAGATCTAGGCAGAGATAAGTTTGTTGGAGAAGACATCATCTTCTTCCGCAAACTAAAGCAAGCCGGTATAAAGCTTTATGCTCATACTGGTGCATTGGCTCAACATATGAAACGATTTAGTTTCGATGTTGCGTATTACGGTTTGTATTGGAAAGAATACGAACGACAGATGCAGTTGAAAGCGGAGCAAGAAGCACAAGAAGTGGATGGATCAAATGCAACAGATTAAGAACATCCTTGTTGATGTCCTCAAAGCGAAGGATGCATCACGAGGAAGATCACAACAGACAGAGGTCGGGCCATCCGAACTCGGAGGTTGTGCAAGAAAGGTTTGGTACAGACTGAATCAACAGCCTGAGACCAATGACAACGAGTTGAAACTCGCAGCAGTTATGGGTACTGCAATACACAACACGATTGAATCGGCGTTGGCGTTTGCTGATCCTGACCAAAACGAGTATCTCGTTGAACAGGAAGTAGAGGCGTTTGGGATTAAAGCCCATGTCGATCTCTATGTTCGATCTGCTAAAGCAGTTGTCGATTGGAAGAGTGTGAAGTCAAAGAACCTCAACTACTTCCCATCAAAGCAACAGCGTTGGCAGGTACAGGTCTACGGACTCCTACTTTCGGAATCAGGTTTCGAAGTGGAGACCGTCAATCTTGTGGCAATCCCACGAGATGGGGATGAACGAGACATCAAGGTTCACTCAGAACCTTATGATCGAAGCATTGCAGAGGAAGCACTTGAGTGGTTGCAAGCAATCAAGAACTCTTCCGAAGCACCAGCCCCGGGCAAAGATGCCAGCTACTGCCAGTTCTACTGCAAGTACTTTGATGCAAGTGGGGAACTTGGATGTACTGGCCTAAAAAAAGGTGGGATCACTCCGTCAGAAGTTCTGATTGATGATCCCTCCATCGACTCCAATGCCTTGGAGTACTTACAAATCACAAACGAGTTGAAGAAACTCGAAGCGAAAGCCGATGGTCTCAAGACTTCTCTCGAAGGTATCTTCGGTCGTACCATGTCTGGTGTTGAAATCAACTGGACAACGGTGGCACCACGCCAAACGATTGATGAGGCAGAAGTTCTAGCCAAACTCGGATTCGTACCAAAGAAAACAGCCGGCAAGGAATCAGTCCGGCTTTCAATCAAACACACGGAGGTTAACTAAGATGGCCGAACTCGGTTTTCAAGTGTCAACTAAGACACAAGATGGAACCATTTTCGTCATTGCCGATGCAACCTACGAAGGCTTCGCCAACAAACTAATGGCGGCCCTCGATCAAACAGGTGCAGAGGCAGTACTCCAGCAGATGAAGTCCTCATTCGCTGGATCACCAATGACTACAGCTCAGATTGCGAATGCTCTGGGCGGAACTGTCATTCAATCTGATAAATGGGGTGGAGGCCAAGCGGCCGCAGCCCCTGCTGGTCAGGTCTGTAAGCATGGAGAACCAGCGAAGTTAGTTCCTGCTGGTGTATCTAAAGCATCAGGAAAGCCTTATCGTGCTTTCTATGCTTGCCAACGACCACAAGGCCAGCAATGCGACTTCAGAGCGAACGCTTCTTAGCACAGTTGGTGGAGTCGGGTACACCTAAGTACCCGGCTTTCACCGGCAAGGAAGCCTGTGCCTCAGTTGGATCAGAGATGTTCTGTACCGATGAGAAAGACTTTAGCCACTACGAGGTTCTGCGAGGAATCTGTATGCAATGTCCTCTTCTCAAGGAATGTTTCAACTGGGCATTACATAACGAAGACTTCCATTATTGGGGAGCTTCATCAGCCCATGATAGAAAAGAGATACGAAGGTTGTATCGGATCGAGAGAAAGCGAAGCGTGGCTGCATAATGTTGAACCTACTTCAAGCAGTACATAGTACAAACTCATCAGCGAAACCATTGCCCGATGTGTGGGAATCATTGAAGAGCTATGGGATGAGGTTCCGTCAATCACAACTATGCCTAATCGCTGGGCAACCAAACTCCGGTAAGAGTCTTATGGCTTTGGTATATGCACTCAAGAGTGGTGTACCAACTCTGTACTTCTCTGCCGACACGGATCCAATCACACAGATGTTTCGTACTGTTGCAGCTTTGAGTGGGATTCCACAACAACAAGTGGAGACCTATCTCGATCAGGACTCACACTATTTCGATCCGATGTTGTCTGAGAAAGGCTCACATATCAAGTGGGTCTTTGATCCGTCACCAGATATAGACACCATCGAACTCGAAGTCCTCGCCTATGGTGAGGTGTATGGCATGGCACCGGCACTTGTCGTTATAGATAACCTAATGAACTGCGTGTCCGTTACAGGGGAAGAATGGTCAGGCATTCGGGCAATCATGTCCGAACTTCATCATGTTGCTAGAAAGACAGGTGCCTGTGTCCTTGCTCTTACACATATGTCAGAGCAAAGAGATTACGAAGCAGATAAACCAGCACCACGCCGAGCCATACTTGGCAAGGCATCACAGTTGCCTTCGATGATTCTATCGATTGCAATGAATCCAGAATATGGAGAACTAAAAGTGGCAGCAGTAAAGAACCGATTCGGAGAACATTCTGCCGATGGCACTAAGTATGCAACCCTTCTCATCGATCCATCGAGAGTACAGATTGCAGACGGAGATGCACAAGGTCGAGCAGATGTAAGACCGGGATTGATTTATTGGCGTGGACACGAAGCAATCTAGGGCAAACAAACGCAAGGGATCCCAATGGGAGACCGACCTTGTTGAATACTTTAGATCGTTAGATCTACTTGCCGAGAGGTTACGCCTCTCTGGCTCATATGATGAGGGAGACCTATGGTTCTTCGCCAATAGGAAGTACTTCATAGTCGAAGCAAAGAACGAAAAAGGTTTCAAGCCCGGGCCTTGGATGCAAGAAGCGGTGCTTGAAAGGGATAACTGGATGAAGCGAAGAAAGAAGTCAGGTCGAGCTATCCCACTTGTCATTGCCAAGCGTAGGCAAAGCAATGTCAGTAAGGCATTTGTCATTATCCAACTAGATGAGTTTATGGAGTTAGTAAATGAGTGAAACATTGGCAGCAGTATTTACAGTTACAGCAGGTGTATATCTATATCACTTGATTGAATGGGTTTATTACAGAATCTCAGACAAGATTTGGGAATGGAAAAGCAAAGAAGAGTTAGAAAAGTTTGAGGCTTTTGTAAAGTCCATGGAGAGAACTACTAAGACAAAGAAGAAGTAACCATGGCAGCCGATCCTGAACTACTTAAAGCTGTAATCAAGCATTATGGTGGCGAGACAAGAGACGGCTATTCAAGAGCAGTCCGGTGTTGTTTCCATGATGACACTCGTAGATCCGCTGTGATGTCAACAGATGGAGAGAAGGCTGGGCTGTACTTCTGCCATACCTGTGGTATTGGTGGAGATGCATATTC